AATTATAATAATTTTGTTTGTAGTTTTAACGGAACAAATCATGTTAGTAGGCATTTGTTATCGTCAATACTTGAAAATCAAGGGTATTTTAATCCTAACTACTCTAGTAAAAACTTTACCAGCAGCAATGATGAAATATTAGGACATTTGAGTAGTTTAGATCTTACCGAAGATGAAATAGAACTTTACGATAAGTTTTTTAAAAGTACAGACGAGTTCAATAATACTATATATAGTTTCGGGCATGTACGAATCGAGTGGGAAACATATACACTTGCTGATAACATTTACAATTTAGAATCTAAGTTAACACAAAGTTTTGTACACATAGTCAGCGAAACTATGGCTACAAGTTATTATCCTTTTGTAACTGAAAAGTTTTTGTATAGCATTGTTACCAGAGGGTTGTTTGTAGCTTATGCACACCCAGGCTGGCATACACACATAGAGAAATACTACGGATTTAAATTATACGATAAAATATTTGATTATTCATTTGACAGTATACAAAATCCAGTAAAAAGACTGATTAAGTTGATAGAAATGATATCAAAATTTTCAAAATTATCTGTAGATGATTGGCGAGATTTATACTTTGTGTTAGAAAAAGACACAATAGAGTACAATTATAATCATTATTTTAGTGGTAATTACTTAGAACATCTGAAACAGTTTGACACTGTTAATAATTAATAGTATAATAGTAAACAATAGGCACATAGGAGACAAACATGGCGAAGCCGTTTGACGTAAGCAAATTTAGAAAAGATATTACAAAAAGTATTGATGGATTAAGCATTGGCTTTCATGATCCTACAGACTGGATCAGCACAGGTAGTTATGCACTTAACTATCTTATCAGTGGCGATTTTCATCGTGGCGTGCCAATGGGCAAAGTTACAGTGTTTGCTGGAGAATCAGGTGCAGGCAAGAGTTACTTTGCTAGTGGCAACATTGTGCGCCATGCACAAGAGCAGGGCATCTTTGTTGTGCTAATCGACAGTGAGAACGCACTGGATGAAAGTTGGTTGCAAGCACTGGGGGTTGACACAGATGAAAGCAAACTGCTTAAACTAAGCATGAGTATGATTGATGACGTTGCTAAGACTATTAGTGTGTTTATGGCAGACTACAAAGCAATGGCAGAAGAAGATCGTCCAAAGGTATTGTTTGTACTTGACAGTTTAGGCATGATGATGACACCCACAGATGTTGATCAGTTTAACAAAGGTGACATGAAAGGTGATATGGGTCGTAAGCCTAAGGCACTAACTGCACTTGTGCGTAATACAGTTAACATGATTGGTAGTTACAATGTGGGTATGGTGTGTACTAACCATACATATGCAAGTCAGGATATGTTTGATCCAGATGATAAGATCAGTGGTGGACAAGGCTTTATCTATGCAAGTAGTATTGTTGTAGCAATGCGTAAACTTAAACTCAAAGAAGATGCAGACGGCAATAAAGTAACCACAGTGCAAGGCATTCGTGCAGCATGTAAAGTTATGAAAACACGCTATAGTAAGCCGTTTGAAGCAGTGCAGGTTAAGATTCCTTATGAAACAGGTATGGATCCATACAGTGGATTGCTTGACTTATTCGAAGCAAAAGGCATGCTTACAAAGCAAGGTAATCGCTTGAAGTATACTACTCTAGCAGGCGAAGAAATGTTAGAGTTCCGCAAAGGATGGACAGGTGATAAACTTGAGGCAATCATGCAGGATATTTCAAATGCAGATGGACTAAGTATTGACGATATTGCAGAAACAATTACTGCACCAAATGGTGATGTAGTTGACCCAGAAACAGGCGAAGTATTAGAGGAAAACAATGAGTGACGTTGAAGTTGTAATTGATGCTTATAAGATTCTTAAAGAGTATATCCCAGCAAAGGATAGACAGTTAGCAAGTGATCATTTTGTAGAAGATATGCAAGAGATTCTTGACGAACAAGATCTATTTAAACTTGGCGGTGTAGACAAATACCTCAAAGCAAGTGTAAAAGACTTGCTTGGAGAAGAGGACTTCGAACTCGAAGAAGATGAGTATTGAGCCAATACTATAATAGAGTTGTCAACGACTTAGGTGCTATTCCAAGTTTTATTAACTTTTATGAGAGTGAACTGGAAGAAGCAAAGCGTGAGTGTCATGTTAAAGGTATTGTAGAAAAGAATATCACTGCACTGCCAGGTATTACTGAGCATCGTTTCAATCAACTACAAGAGATTGAAGCGGTGCTTAACTACCTCAACATACAACTACGCAAGATCAGACGCAAGCACTTTCAAAAGTATTTGGAAGGATATGCTAGAGCGTTAACAAGTCGTGATGCAGAAAAGTATGTAGATGGCGAAGATGAAGTCATTGACTTTGAAACTATTATTAACGAAGTAGCACTGTTGCGCAACAGATGGCTAGGCATTATGAAAGGCTTGGATACTAAACAGTGGCAAATGGGGCATGTTGTTCGTTTGCGCACAGCAGGTATGGAAGATATCAGGATCGATTAATATGAAAGTAAACATCAATGATATTGGCGGTGAAGTTGTTAAACAGAATGACCGCTACACAGTAACAGATAATAAGACACTTAACAACTTAGTTGTTAGCAGCACAGACTTGTATGCTAATAAGAGTACTAGCGGACATTTTCATGCTGGGCAAGAAGAGGTTTACTACTTTATCAAAGGTAGTGGCACAATGGATATTGAGCAGGATACCTTCACTGTACAAGCGGGCGATGTTGTTCTTATACCAGATGGGGCATTTCATCGTGTGCATGCAGGCAATAATGGATGTTATTTTGTCTGTGTATTTGATGGCAAGCGAGTTCCTTTTTAATGACAATGACACTAGGTGAACAAACGCTGGAGTTTCTCAATCAATTTGATGACTTTAAGCGTAGCATCAAACACATGGCTGACCTGGGATGCGGCAATGGATCGCATCTAGAATATTGGGCAAACATGCGTGATATTAATGAAGATGGTGAACCAGGCAGATATTTGGATATTGCGTGTCACGGCATTGATTTAAACTGCGAACACATTAAACCGCAGCGGCACAACATTGACTATAAGAACCATGATCTTAACACTGACACTCCTATGCTAAGTGTGCTAGTAGATGTTGTATGGTGTCACGATGTTATGCAATACATATACAGTCCAGTGGAGTTTCTAGGGCGTGTTAATCGTGCAATGACCATGGGAGGCATGCTTTACTTGAATGTACCTAGCACTGTAAATGTATTACAGCATAGATTCCAAAACTACACACCTGCACAACACTACAATACATTTACTGTAACACAAATACTTTATTTGCTTGCACTGAACGGCTTTGATGTAAAAGACTACTATTTGCAAAAACGCAAGTTTGAGGACGTTATACAAGTAGTTGTGTATAAAGAAAGAGATCCTTTATCTTATACTACAACTTGGTACAGTATGGTAGAGCAAGGCATTGTAAGTGCAAACATGGAAGAAATAATCATGCAGAACGGCATACTTAAAGACCAAGGACTGGTTACTACTTGGTTAGATGGCACAGTGCAAGATTATAGATGGCACACATAAGTCACAAAAAAAGCAGCGTTTCCGCTGCTTTTTTATTATCTTAAATTTAAATTAGAATTTTACTGCAAGACCAATTGCTGTAGTTTTTTCACTAGCAGTCTTGTCATCTTCTGTCATTTCAGCAAATGCAACTAGACCTGGTGCCACAGTGTACTGTGCGCCAAATGTAATTTCATCACTTGAAACTGTACCAGCTGATTCTGCTTTCATTGTTTCAACACCTACCATCATTGCACCAATTGAGTATGTTGCACCCATTGTAGTTGTGTCTGTGTCAACGTCTGCTGCAGTTGTTGCTGTATGCTTTTCCCAAGCAAGACCAATTGGACCCATTGAACCTTTTACATTCATAAGTAGTTCTTCTGAATCATCAGCATTTTTCATCTGACCTGCACCAACGGTTGCAATTTCACCAATAGCATATGTGCCACTGTAAGCATAGCCTTCGCCTGCTGATGTGCCATAGTCACTACCTGTTGCATTACTAATGTTTACAGTAAGTCCACTAATTGGTGATAGACTTAGGATTGCTGAATGGTCTGTACTTGGCGAGCCGTTGCCCAATACATATGTAAAGTCAGTTGTATCGTCAATTGCATCAAGCGCACTGTTTACATCACCGAGGTCAAGTTTAAACTGATCGTTGCTGACAGTCAGGCTGTTTCCGCCGTCATCATCGCCGTTGTGGTTGATGTTAAAATCTGCACCAATTGTCAAGCCTGTTTCTGTTGTGATACTTGGCTTGAAGTTGATGTCACCATCCATTGCGGTTGATGTTGTTCCGTTGTTGTCCTGGTATGAGTATTCCATGTCGCCGCCGATGGTTACATCAGCCATAACAGGTGTTGTCAATACTGCTAGTAGTGCAGTAGTTGCGAGTAGTCTTTTCATTGTCTTAAATTTCCTTTGAGGGTTAGTTTACAGTATTCTTCTACTGTTATTTGTTATCTTATCATGCTTGCAAAAAGGTGTAGTACACGAATAGCTTGGCGAAAACATAACAAGGTTATTTATGGTTATTATACTAAAGATTTTTGTCAAAAGCAACCTTTTTGTCACTTTTTAGTGACAGTGTTGCATATTTGCAACACTATAGTTTTGCTCTAATACGATTCCATTGCACATCTATTTCGTCAGCAAACCATTCTGTATAACTCATACGGTTTAACCAATTGTGTCTATCAGGCTTGCTTAACCATGAGTCCATCTTTGTGCTAACATCATATGCTAAACTACTTTTACTTACTACAGCAGGCACACCATGTATAATGCTAGTAATGCCAGCGTTGCTACTATGACTAACAGTAAAGTGTGTGTGCTTTAGCATATGCTCTAGGTCAAAACTGTCATAGGTTTGTTGCACATGCTTTGGTATGTTCCAAGTGATACCTTGCTCTTTGTACCACTGCATATCACATGCCCAGTGTAGCGACTCTCTGAAGCGAGGATGACTGCGAACAACTATGGGCTTGTCTGTGACTTTGCGTATCTCTCTAATAGTATTGCGATAGTATGTATCCATATCAGGCATACCACGCCACTGTTCACTGTATCCATGCTGCCCGCAAATTAACACATACTCACCATCCTGCTTCCAAGGTTGCAATACAATGCCAAACTTTTTTACTCTGTCGCCAGGCATGTACGGTTCTACCGCAAAGTCTGCATCTCTGTTGATCCCGTTTATACCCAACTTCCAAGTTTCATTGCGTATAAGCCCGCCCACTTCTATGACAATGACTGGCTTGTTTCGTGCGCGGTAGTGATCCCATACCTGTTTGTTAGCACCCATCTTACCATACCACAGCACACTCCATATAAGAGCAGCATCAGCATCCAAGTCATTTTCAACAAGTGTGTCTGTTTGCTGTATGGCATCTATAAGTTGCGGATAAACTTCTTGTGCATTGTTGGGCAAGTTACCTGGAAAGTGTGAAATTTTCATTGTGTAAATCTAAACCTATAAATAGTTATATGCGCACATTATCAGTATTTACCTCATGGCATCCTCAAGGATATAAAAAATACGGCAAGCAGTTTATCCAAGGATACAATGCTAACTGGCCCAAGGAAGTTCCTCTTACAATATATCCAGAGGATCACAATCCAAGTGTACAGGGTAATCACAGTATTACACTTTACGATCAACGAACAACCTTGCCAGACCTTAAGGCTTGGCAACTAAGACACAAAAACAATCCACATGCACACGGACATAATAAAGATAAAACTAAAAAAAGTTTTCTCTGGGATGCAAGTCGCTTTGCTAACAAAGTATTTGCACTGTGGCATTTTGCGGAACACTGTGACACAGACATCTTTATTTGGTGTGACGGTGATGTAAGAACACATACGCCTATGACTTTAGAATTTTTGCACAGCATTGCCCCCAGCGAAAATCAACTAGCAACATACTTGGGACGCAAGACTTGGCCCGAGTGTGGATGGATGATGTTTAATCGTAACCATCCAAAGTTTTCTGAGTTTATGGAGCAATGGCGTTGGATCTACGAAAGCGATGACATCTTTGAACATGAGGAATACCATGACAGTTTTATCTTTGGTGAACTAGTCGAGGACTTTAAAGCAGTGGGCGTAGAGTTTAACGACTTGGGCGGACCAAACGCTAGTGGACATGTGTTTATCAACAGTGTACTAGGTGCTTACATGGATCACTTAAAGGGCTTTAGAAAAGAAGTAGGCAAGAGTCTCAAAGGTGATATTGTTGGTGGTTTTCAACATGATGCAGAATGGTGGAAAGATTTGCGTCAGGTAACAAAAGAACAAATACGCCAAGAGAAACTAAAAAATCCTCATGAATATGATGCACCACAACAGCAAAAAAGTGAGGGTATAAAAAAATGGAAGAGCTAAAGTTTGAACAAGATTTGTACCAGGACAATGGTGAGCTTGTTTATTCACATGATGGTCTAGGCATTAATCAAATACACAAGCATTACGCTTATATGCAAGACTTCTTTCCTAAAACACAGGGCAGAACTGCAATTGATGTTGGCTGTCGCTTTGGTGAATACACACACTATTTGTTAAAACATTTTGATAGTGTAAAATGCTTTGAGCCTCGCAGACAAACACTGGTAGGTCATTTTAATAGAAACATTCCTAAATCTCGTGTGCAAGTATGGAACTGTGGTATTGGAGACAAACAAGAGTTTGTAAACATGAATGGTGGTGCAATACACAAAAATGACACTGTGGAAATTCAACCCAGTAAGTATAGAACACATGTACCTGTTTACACACTTGACAGTTTCGAGTTTGATAGTGTAGACTTTGTTAAAGTAGATGTTGAAGGCTATGAACTTAAAGTATTACAAGGCGCACTAAAAACAATAGAAAAATATAAACCCATGATAGTAATCGAACAAAACGGCGGAGATATTAAGTATGGCTGGGCAACAGAAGAAAATCAAGCAGGCACATTTTTAGAAACACTGGGTTACACTAACACTGGTGTATGGAAACAAGATTTTGTGTTTGAGTATAAAGGATAAGCAATGAGCAATTTAAGTGTAATACAAAATGTAACAGAAGTACGCAGTGATCCATTTCCTTATGTTTGCGTAGAAGGTGCAATGCCTGATAGACTGTACAGAGAACTAGAAGCAACATTTCCAGAGGATATGATTGTTAAACACACACAGCCGCATGATGGTGGTATTACCTATCGCTTTAAATGCAAGGAAGCAAAAATTTGGCAAGTGCCTGCTATTTGGCAAGACTTTTTTGCATATCACACAAGTCCAGAATACTTTCGTGCATGTGCAGAACTGTTTGCTCCCCACGTTGTTGCAGCATATGGCGAAGAGTTTTACGAAAGTTTAAAAACAAAACCAGTTAGTGTGCGTGATGTAGACAACAGTGGACACTATGTTACAGACTGTCAGTTTGTTGTGCATGAGCCTGTGGATCAAACAGGCACAAGCCGCACACCACATGTTGATAACCCTGTAGAAATTTATGCTGGACTACTATACATGCGCAAGCAAGCAGACATGGCACAGGGCGGCAACTTTACAGTACATCGTGTAACAGGTCAAATTACAGAAGTAAACAAGAGCTTGGGTAGACAAGTGGATAATAGTTTACATGAGCCTGTGTTTGAAGTTCCTTATCGTGCAAATAACTTTTGTATGTTCCTAAATGTTAAAGACAGTGTACACAGTGTTACTCCTCGCATTGCTCCTGTAGAGCGCAGACACAGCATCAATATTATTGGTGAATTTAATGGCACAGGTAAGATGTGGAAGGTGCGGGAGATTAAAAACTAATGGCATTTAACAATATAATGCAACTAGCAACTGCACACATCAGCAAACAATTGCCCGAAGGTGCAACAGTAGTTGAATGGGGCAATCAACGTTTTAGATATAATGAAGGATGGTTAAATGAATGTGAAAAAATATCAGGACGAGTACATAGACGACCCACTAACTTTGTCTGGGAATACTTCGAAGACCTCGGCTTTAGTGACTATCTTGCTATTGACATTAACACTGAACTTCGTGCTAT